GAAAGATGACACGTCTTATGTTTTCTCTCTTCCAGAAAATGTAACGACCACTATCAATAGTGGATATGCTACCTTCGGAACCACCACATCTCCAATCGAAATCTATCAAGGAACCTTTTTAAAGAAACAATTTACCGTTGATGGATCACTAGATCAAAGATTTGTTCTAGAAAATTCTTCAATAGACACTTCTACACTTGTTGTTTATGTTAAAGGTCCAAGCGATACTGGTATTGGTAGAGAATATTCAAGAATCGATAATATTGTTGGAGTCACAACAACTTCCGAAACGTATCTGATTCAAGAAGTTCAAGATGAAAAATATGAATTACTCTTTGGTGATGGATTCTTCGGTAAGAAATTACAAAACTCAAGTGTAATTACTGCAACATATGTCGTCACTGACGGAAAAGAAGGTGATGGTGCTTCAACTTTTAGTTATGCAGGTTCACTTCGTAACTCAGATGATAATCTATTTTTACCAAGTGATTCGGTAACTATCACTACAGTTCAAAAAGCATCGAATGGTGGTGATATTGAACCAATTGCATCAGTAAAATATTTTGCTCCTCGTTTATATGCCTCCCAATATCGTGCAGTGACTCCTAGAGACTATGAAGCAATTATACAACAAATATACACAAACACCGAATCTGTTTCTGTTGTTGGTGGTGAAGAGTTAACTCCTCCAAGATTTGGAACTGTTTATATTAGTATTAAACCAAAAAATGGTGATTACTTATCTGATTTTGATAAGGAGTATATTCTTTCAAAATTAAAGCAATATGCTGTAAGTGGAATCAATCAGCAAATTATTGATCTCAAAGTTCTTTATGTTGAGATTGATTCTGCAATCTATTATAATCCAGCACAAACCACAAATCCATCAAGTCTCAAGAGTTCTGTAACATCGGCACTGAATCAATATTCCCAGTCTGTTGATATGAACAAATTTGGTGGCAGATTTAAGTATAGTAAAGTTATGCAAGTAATTGACAATACTGATAGGGCAATTACTTCGAATATTACAAAAGTTAGAATTAGAAGAAACTTAAAAGCAAGTTTGAATCAGTTTGTTCAATACGAATTATGTTTTGGAAATGCTTTCCATATTAATCCAGAGGGTCTCAATATTAAGAGCACTGGATTTACAATTTCTGGAAGTACAGATACTGTATATCTAACTGATAGACCATACACAGATTCTACTGGAAAGAAACTTGATGGAAGTAAAAAAGGAAGTATTGCACTTGTTAGAAAGACTGCAGATGGCACATATATGGATGTGATTGTTTCGGCTGGAACAGTTGATTATGCAAAGGGGGAAATTATCCTTGGACCAATCAACGTGACATCAACACTAAAAGAAAACAACGTCATTGAAGTTCAAGCATTCCCAGAGTCAAACGATGTTGTTGGTCTCACCGATCTATATTTGAGTTTTAGTGTTGCTGATAGTGAAATAAATATGCTTAAGGACGTGATATCTTCTGGAGAAAATATTTCCGGAGTAACATTTACTAAAGACTACTATACTTCAAGTTATTCTAACGGGGATTTAGAGAGGAAATAAAATATGATCGAAACTGGGTTTGATAGAAGAGTTAAAGTCCAGCAAATTATTGACAATCAACTTCCAGAGTTTTTATTATCAGAATCTCCAAAGGCATCTGAGTTCTTAAAACAGTATTATATTTCTCAGGAGTATCAAGGTGGTCCAGTTGATCTTGCGGATAATTTAGATCAATATTTAAAGTTAGATAACCTAACTCCAGAGGTAGTTAAAGGATATACTACACTGTCTTCCGGTATTACAACATCTTCAACTACTGTTGTCGTTTCAACTACTAAGGGATTCCCATCGGAGTATGGTCTCTTTAAAATTGATGATGAAATTATTACCTATACTGGAATAACCACAAATTCCTTCACAGGTTGTGTTAGAGGATTTAGTGGTATTACAACTTACCACAATTCTTTAAATCCATCAGAACTTACTTTTTCAACTTCAAAAGCAGGAGTTCACACTGCTGGTGCTGCAGTACAAAATTTAAGCGCACTATTCTTACAAGAGTTCTATAAAAAAATAAGATATAGCCTATCTCCTGGTCTGGAAAACGTATCATTTGCAAATGATTTAGATGTAAGTAATTTTATTAAAGAATCTAGAAGCTTCTATGCTTCTAAAGGTACGGAAGAATCATTTAAAATTCTATTCAAAGTTCTCTATGGAGAGAACATTAAAGTTGTAGACTTAGAAAATTATCTAATTAAACCTTCCTTTGCCAAATTCTTGAGAAGGCAGGTAATTACTGCTGAAAGACTGTCTGGAGATCCAGCAAAACTCGTTGGACAAACAATTAAAAAATCTACAGACTTAAGCGCACAAGGATCTGTTTCTGAAGTTGAAATTATAAGTAGATCTGGAAGAACTTATTATAAAATTTCACTATTCATTGGATATGATGATAGCAATCTAACCGAAGGTGAATTTAATATTACTCCAAAAACAAAAGTAATTGATGCAGTTTCTATTGGTTCATCAATTATTACCGTAGATTCTACAATTGGATTTGGAAATACTGGAACCTTAGTTTCTGGAAGTAATATAATTTCTTACACAGATAAAAGTGTTAATCAGTTTTTTGGATGCAAGAACGTAAATTCTGCAATTTCAAAAGCAGATTCTATTCGTTCAAATGAAGTTGTTTTCGGATATGAAAACGGAGACACGTCTAAAAAAGTAGAACTCTTGATTACTGGTGTATTATCAGAGTTTTATGGTCCCGATTTGATGGGAATATCTGAAAATGAAAAAGTAACAGTTAAAAATCTTGGAAGGGTTATTCAAAACCCATCAAGTAATAAATCATATACCGAAATTTTTGCAAACTCTTGGATTTATAACACAAGTTCCAGATATTTTATTCAATCTTTTTCAGGTTCAACTCTTACTCTTTTAAGTTCTATTGATAAGTCTAGTTTAAAAGTAGGAGACACGGTTGAAATCGTAGTCAGAGGAACTCAAAATGTTGCTTATTCTGGCGCAACTGTTCAAACAATCAATACCACAACTAATCAAATTATTCTTTCTTCGTTAACTGGATTTTCACCATCAACATCACTTGATTATGATTTAAGAAGAGTTTTAAATAAAGCTACCAGTAGCGGTGCTACTATTAAATACGGAAACGGTAAAGTAGTTTCTGATATACAAAATCTTTATGTTGATGATGCGGAAGAATACGCATATGTAGCTTCTAATTCACTACCTTCTTATAATATAACAAAAAATATAACTTTATCAGAAATCCCTGAAGCAACTGGTACTAAATCCTCTTCTTCTACAACTGGTTATTTACAAGGATTTAATGCTACAACTTTAAAATTTTCTATTATAGCGTTTTCTTCTAATACCAGTTTAGTTACTGGCGATAGAATCGTTTATTTGGCAAGCAATACAGAAATACCTGGATTAAAGTCTGGATCTAGTTATTATGTTGAAGTTCTTGGATCTGGAAACAAAATAAAATTATATGAATCACGTTCTTTTATAGGAACCGATTATTACGTTGAATTTGATTCTTTAAATGCAGGAACTGGTACACATAAATTTGTCTTATATCGCCATAAGTCATTAGTTATTGGACCACAAAAACTACTTAAAAAATTCAATTTAAATCCAAACTACCAGTCTGGAGACGGAGATAAGACCGTTCCTGGTGGAGTCGGGATGTTAATAAATGGTGTTGAAATTATCAGTCCAAAAACTGATGATAAGATTTACTATGGACCAATTTCAAAAGTTAACATCATAAACGGTGGTAGAAATTATGATGTTACTAATCCACCTTACATTAGCGTTTCTGCAGGTGCAGGAACTACAGCGTTAATTCAACCAGTTCTAAGTGGAAGTGTAGACTACGTTTATGTAGAACCTCAAGAATTTGATATTGGTGTAGTTGTTTCTGCATCTATAAGTGGTGGTAATGGATCTGGTGCTATTTTAAAACCATATATTGCTAAAAAATATAGAGAAATTGAATTTGATGCTAGACAAAATATTTTTGGTGGTGGTATAGATGTTACCAATGAAACAATCACTTTTAAAAATAATCATAATTTAAAAACGGGAGACTCCGTAATTTATAATAATAATGATAATAATAGTATTGGAATAGGAACTTATTTCAATTCTAATTCATATTATAAAACCCTATCTAATGGTGGAACTTATTATGTTCAGGTTGTTGGATTAACAACAATTAAACTATATCAAACATCTTCAGATAGATTCTCTGGAATTAATACTGTTGGATTTACTACTGAAAATACTTCTGGTATTCACAAGTTTATAACTTTTGAAAAAGATACCCTCAAGGCAATTAATGTAATAAATCCAGGTTCTGGATACCAAAATAGAAAACTATATGTAAAGAGTTCTGGAATTTCGACAATATTTAATTTGGTTTCATTTGACAATCATAATTTTAATGATGGAGATATTATTAGATATGAAACTACAGGGACTACTATTTCAGGTTTATCCACAACTAAATCTTACTACATCTTAAAAAATGACAATAACTCCTTTAGACTAGCAGATGCTGGAATAGGAGCAACTATAAGCAATAATTATACAAGAAATAATTATGTAAAATTTGGAACTGTTGGATCTGGATATCATATTTTCAAATATCCAGATATTCAAGTTAATGTAAATGTTTCTTATGGAAATACTTCTGTTGGTGTAATTACAGCGACTCCACTTGTTAAAGGAAGTATTGTCGATGCTTACTTATATGAAAAAGGAACTGGGTATGGTTCAACAATTGTAAACTTTGAAAAGAAACCTATTATCAGTATTAAAAATGGTAAAAATGCTGAGGTAAAACCCTTAATTAAAAACGGAAAGATACAAAGTGTAGATGTTCTTACTTCAGGCAGTGAATATTATTCAATTCCAGATCTTGAAGTCAATGGAGACGGAACTGGAGCAGTTTTAAAAGCAAATATTGTAAATCAAAAACTAATATCAGTTTCGGTAATTAACGGTGGAAGTGGATATACTCAAGCAAATACAACTGTTAGCGTTCAATCCGCAGGTGAAGATGCTATTCTGGACGTAAAGATAAGACCTTTACAAATCAATGAGCAATATACAAATAAAACTGAAACTTTTATTGATACCTTAAATGATTTAAAATATTGTTTTGTAGGTTATTCTACCAACATCTTCTCTGCCAATTATAATGATACTGGTCTTTCGCACTCACCAATTATTGGTTGGGCATATGATGGAAATCCAATTTATGGACCATATGGATATTCAAATCCAGAAGATAATACTTCACCAATTACATTATTGCAGAGTGGATATTCTGTAAATACTTCTCTGGTTGAAGATAGACCAACACAATTTAGTTCAGGATACTTTATTGAAGATCATACTTTCACAAATTCAGGAAATCTTGATGTTCATAATGGTAGAGTATGTAAGACACCAGAATTTCCTAAAGGAGTATACGCTTACTTTGTTGGCGTTACTACCGATACAGGAACTGGAACTTTAATTCCACAATATCCATATTTTGTTGGTGATAGGTATAGATCTCAATATATTGAAGATAATACCACTTTAGATCAGTCGTTTGACTTCAATAATTCTGGTTTAGTAAGAAATACCTTAGGATATAAAGTCAATGATCCTTATGCTAATAATGACTTCTTTGTCGAGTCAAATGAAATTATAAAACAACTCTCTGTTGTAGAATCTGTTACTAAGGGAGGAATAACTGGATTTGATATTCTTAATGAAGGAAGCGGATATAAAGTTGGAGATAATCTAAACTTTGATAATGAAGGAACAAATGGTGGCGGATTAAGTGCTGATGTTTCCGAAGTAACTGGAAAAAATATAGTTAATGTTAACACTTCGGTGGAAACATATAATAATACAGTATTCACTTGGAAGGATTCGAGTATAGTTTTAGCAAATATTTCACCAAAACATACATTTTTAGATAATGATAGTATTTCAGTATCTGGTTTGTCTAGTTCAATAACTTATCTCAATAGAGTTCATAAAATTGGAGTAACTACAGAATTCTGTGTTCTCTTTAAGAATATGCCTATTGCTGGTATATCAACAGTTGAAGATATCTATGTTTCAAAAATTCCTGCTTCCGTTTCTGTTGGAAGCACTTTATCAATCGAAGGAGAACTTGTATCGGTTCTCAATAGATTTGATGTAAACTCGGTTATTAGAGTTAAGAGAACTTCTGGTGCAGCACACACTGCAACCACAAGAGTTAATGTATTGCCAAGTACATTTTCAATTCCAGTAAATGTAAATTACTTTGATTCAAAAGTTAACGAAAAGGTTTATTTCAATCCCAAACAATCAGTTGGTATTGGAACAACTGCAGGAATTGGAATATCAACGAATTTTGTAGTTGGTGAAGTTACAAAATCAATTTCTATTCCAACTCAATCAATTTATCTACCAGATCACCCGTTTAAAACGGGTGATCAGTTAACTCTCACCAAAACTTCTGCTGGAGCAGCTTTAATCGTTTCACAGTTACCAACGAGTTCAACATTTAATCTTCCACAAACTGGAAACACTCAAACTGTTTATGCAATTAATAAATCAAAGAATTATATTGGTTTAACAACTTCAGTTGGATTAACAACTAATACTGATGGTGTATACTTCTCTTCAAATGGTTCAGATAATTATGAATATTCTTTAGAAACAAACTACAC